GCCGTCCTGCCTGAAGGACTTCACGGCGAATATCGTGTTGCCGGCCTTGCCCAGGGAGAGGTTACCGGAGGTGTAGGTCTTCTTCCTGACCTCGAGCTCGGCGATGCTCATCTGCCTGCGTACCTTGAGGTTGTCGACCTCGAGCGTGCCCGTGCCGTCCTCGCTCTCGTAGAGGGAGTAGCCCAGACCCTCGTCGCCAGCCGTGTAGCGGCTGCTCGTTACGGAGCTTGCCACAACACGGAAGAGCCGTGCGAAGCCGTCCGCGTCGAGGTAGTATTTCCCGTCCTCGCTGCCGAGGGCGATGCCCTCCAGGAAGGTTATCAGCCTCTGGGCCGTGTCGGGGATGTCCTTGCGGAGTGCATGGTCGTTGGTATAGGTCTCGGCAGCGTCCAGCGTCGCCGCATCCTTGCCATCGATGGTGTCCCAGTCCGACGAGTCCTGCGTGAGGTTGCGCGCCTTGTCCGCCCTGTCGGCGGTGGCGGCGCGACCGGCCTCCTTGGCATACTCCGCCGTGGATACCGTACCGACCTCACCGCCGGAACCCTGTACGAAGACCCCGGATATTGACGAGGTCGCGCCCTTCGGTATGTCTATCTTCCTTATCTTCATTTCTTCTCGATTAATACGATGTCCTGAACATCCCTCTTGTAGTCGACGCTATAGGTGTCGACGATGAACTTCCTCCCCGGCAGATGCGGGTCGGTATACAGGCCGTACGGCTTGTTGTCGTTACGCAGGGACAGGCAGAGCTTGACGGACGGCGTGGCATACTGGTTGCTGAGCCGATATACGAGGTGCTCCTCCTGACGGAGACCCGATGAGGCTTCCGGCGCGTCGTCGTCGGAGCCGCTCCACTCCTGCTCACCCTGATAGCACGCCCTGTTATAGGTTTTGTCAAGAAAATACATATCCGAGCCGTCAGAGTACGCCACGCACGAGTAGTTCGGGCTCTTGTCGTCCCATGTGCATATCTTGAAGGAGATGTCCTCCAGCTCCACGACATTATCGGCGGCGATGATGTTGGTATAGGCGGTGTCGCTGTCCATGTCCCTGCTGTAGGTGGGGTCGGCGATGCCCGCCTTGATGGCGAAGTCCTTGATAAACACATGTTCGGCATTGTAGTCGTGTGAGAACCTGTGCAGGTGGTACAGGGTGAATTCCGGCATGCCGCTCATCACGGGACCGTCGGCAGGTAGCGGTATCATATATCCCGCGTCGTCGGCACCGAGCCGCCATGAAACCGTATTCGGTATCTGGTGCGCCTTGAAGTACACATTGCGGACGAGGTCGTCCTGAAGGAGGAACGGTATGCGGAAGGTGGACTGCGCGGTCGACCACCGTGCGCCGTCCCAGTACTTCCCGCCCCATTTCAGCTCGGCCTCGAGATAGGCCTCGGAGGCATACGACTTGTCGTCGTTGGAGGCGATGAAGTGCTTGCCGTAGTCGCCCTCCGGGATGGGATAGAACGCCTTGTGCTCCTCGTGGACGATGACATCCCCGGAGATGACCAGGTACGCGTTCTCGCCACCGAAGAGGGCGGTGTTGTCCGCGTCGTAGTTCGTCGAGAACATCTTCAGGCGGCCGCCGCCGTCCTCGTTGACGGCGTCGCGGACGAGGTGCCCGTCGTAGTCCACCTGCGAGAGCATCATGAAGTTGGACAGGGACACCGACGACTTAGGGCTGCCCTGCCCAAAGTCGGAGAGCATCAGGTCGAAGACCTCCGCAGAGGTCAGCGTGCGCCCGTATGCCTTCTCGAACATCTCCTTTATCTTCGGGAATGAAAACAGGGACAGGATACCCGCCCCGATGTTCTTGCACTCGCACATTATCAGCGACGCGCCGACGACATCCTGGGATTTTCCGTAGTCGAGGCTGTCCGTGGAGTACTCGACGAACTTCCGCTGCGTCGTGTCGTATCGGTACAGGTATGTCCGTATGAGCGGGTTGCGGAAGTACTTCATGAACACGGAGAACACGAACGCGTCCTCCTGTCCCAGCATGCACTCCATGTGCACATTATCCCGGTTCGCGCCCTGACTGATGTCCGACTCCACGAACTCCTTGTAGGTGATGTCGCCGCGCGTCCCCACGGCTCTGTCGGGGTGCGTGTCGCTGCCTGCCGTAATGTTCTCGAGGAGCGACTTGTCGAACATGTCCGGAAAGACATCCTCGAAAGTGTACAGGTCGTCCTTGACGGTAATCTTGTTGTAGACCTCCGTCATGGAGAGCGTAGCCCCGGTGCCCGAGTAGTCGGTGCCGGAGACGGCCTTCTTGAATGCCGCCTCAACGCGCTGCCCTGACAATGCGCCTATGTCGTACCTGTAATATGTGTTCTGCCCGGCCCCGATGGCGTCGTAATCGAGAAAGTACACCTCGTCCCCGACGGCGGTGCACGACACGCCCATGTACCGGCATATCTCGTCGAGAACCTCGCGGTCTGTCCACGCCACATCGGTGTCGACATTACCGGCCTCTTTCTTTTTGAAAAACAGCTTTTCCGACAGGAACAGCCGCTCCAGCACGGGTTCCGTGGCATCCTTCCCCGTCAGCTGCGTGTTGTCGGGGAAGTAGAAGCGGGTGTAGCACCCGCACGCCGAGAGCACCCTGTTGAGCACCTCGAGAAACGACACGACGCGCTTCTCCTCGCACTCGTACTTGATGTAGGACAGCGTGGCGAGGCCGTCTATGCACTCCACCTGTATCGTCTCCCGGTCGTGGACATACGGCATGCTGTACAGGTTCGGCGTGGCGTAGCCCGTCCACACGACATCGTCGCCGCGGAGGAGCTCCACCCGCGTGCCCTGTGCCCGCTTGGAGTACACATCAAAGGCGTAGCCGCCGACGCGTATCTCCACCGTCGCACCGGTACACTTGCATGGCGCGTAGATGGTGTCCTTGCCGTCGTCCATGCGCGTACAGAACGGCGACGCGCCGAGGGTAACCTCCTGTATGCCGTCGCCCGTCTCCGTGGTAATCACCACCCTGTAGCGCGAGCGGCCGTGGATGTCGCTGAATTCTCCGGTGTATATCATCTTATCTTTCCTGTCTTAGAGTTCTGGTTCCTGAGCACGCCGACGAGCTTCGTTCCCTCTATCTCGAAGCGCACATCGCCGTTGATGCCGCCGCCGAGGGCATTGCTCTTGATGGCGCGGAACAGGTTCGCCGACTGCGCCGTCGTCAGCACCATCTCGCCGGAGTTGAGCATCGCCGGGACATGGTCGCCCGTATACGACGACCCCTGCACGACGCCGCCCGTGTTGAAGCTCTCGATGGTGGAAATGGCGACGGATGCCGCCGCAAGGCCTGCACCGAGAAATGCCAGCCAAGCATACGGGTTATGAGCTGCGGCCTGTGCCGACGCCGAGGCAAAACCGAGGATTATCTGGCCGATGGCAGCCATCACGGCACCCGCCTTGGCTATCGCGCCGTTGCTCCCGAGCTGGCGCAGCGAGTCGCCGAGCACCACGAGGCCGGATGCCGCGTTCGTCAGCGTGTCCCTGCTACTCTTCATCGTCTTGGCGAGTGCTATCCATGTGCCGGTGATGGCCGTGGCGTCGCCGCCGAGGTTGTCCTTGAAGCCGCGGATGGACTCCTGAAGGTCGTTCCATGCCTCCGCCTGCCGGTTCGTCTCCTCGCGGATGGCGTCCGTGATGTCGTTGAGCTTTCCCAGGTCAAAAGCGGGCACGGAGAGCGTGCCGATGTCGGACGGCTGCAGGCCGCCCATATCCTTCAGGACGGACTGCCGCTGCTTCCACGCGCTGTCGTCGATGATGCCCTGCACCTGCTTGCGGAACGCCTCCACCTCCTTCAGTTCCTTGTCGAGGCTCAGCTTCTTGTGGATGTCGGGCGTCTTGGCTATCGCCGCGTTGAGGCTCTCTATGAGGGCGTCGGCCTCGGCGAGGGTGCGTATACTGTCGGTGGCGTCCTTCTTCGTCCCGGACGCCTTTTCCTTCTTGGTTTTCTTCTTTTCGGCCTTGATTTCCTTGCCGGAGAGGCTGTCGAGGCGGTTCTGCGCGTCCACCTGGTCCCGTGTGATGGACAGCAGCTCCTTGCGCAGGTCGCGCTCAGCCTTGCCCAGCAGGTAGGCGTTGCGGGCACGCGCACCCTCTTCCGTCCAGTGCACGGTCTCACTGCCGCGCTCGCGGCCGATGTAGCCCTTGCCGTACAGCTCGCGACGCTGCTCTTTGGTAAACTCCTCGCCTATCTCCTGCCCGGCAATCACGGATTTTCCCTTCAGGGCGTCCATGTACTTCTGCTGCGCAAGGGCGGCCTTGGCGGCTGCCACGGAGCGGTCTATGAGGGCTTTCACGACCGCCCCGGAGTTGCTCACGAAGAGGCGCTCGGCGTCCGCGATGTCGTTGATGCGGATGCCCAGCTCCTTGAAGGCGGACTGGTTCTCCTTTATCCAAGCGGTCTTGGAGTGCTCGTCCCGGAGGACGCGGTACTGCGCCTGAAGGGCGAAGTACTTGCCGGTAACCTTGCCGACCTCCTCGCTGAGGCTGTCCAGACGCGACCGCATGGCCTCCGCATGCTTCGCGGCCTCCTCCTCCGCGGTCTTGTATCTCTGATACGCCTTGTATATGGCCACGCCGACGGCGGCGATGCCTGCCGCGGCGATGCCCCAGACGCCGCCCTTGGAGACCGCACGGAGTGCCACCTGTGCCGCCGTGGCACCCTTGGTGGCCTTGGCGAGGCCGTTCGTGGCCACCGTGGCGACCACCTCCCCCGCCGCCTGTGCATGCGCCGCACCGGCGATGGCGTTCTTGACGAGCAGGTAGCCCTTTCCGATAATCGTCGATTTCGAGGTGATGTCGGTGCCGAGCTTCTGCACCACATTGAGCAGCTGCTGCGCCGCCATCATCTTCTGGATGGCCTTGGCGGCCGTCTCGTTACTGCCCCCGAAGAGGCTCATCGCGCTCTGGTAGCCCTGTAGAAGGCTGATGCCGTCGCCGAAGGCTCCGAAGGCGAGCGTCATATTGCGAGTGTCGTTCGCCTGTGCCCGTATCTCCTCGTCGACATCCGCCATCGCGTCGCGGAGCTGGCCGGCACGCGCAGCCAGCTTGCGGTACTCGTCCGCCGTGGGGCTCACGCCGTTCGCGAGCATCGACGACATCGCGTTCTGTATCTGGCGGAGCTCGCGGCGCACGGGCATGCCGGTTCTCTTCACGGCATCGGCGACCTGCCGCGCGCTTCTCTCCGCGAGGCTCGCCGCGTCGCTGACCTCCTTCTTGAAGCCCGACGCGTTCGCGCTGATGTTCAATCTTGCATCCTTATCCATTGCCAGATATAGTCTTTTCCATGTTCCTCGCGGCCTCCGTCAGGCGGCGGCGTTCGTCAGCACTCACGCTGGTGTCTGCATCCTCGTCCCACGGGAACCGCATCCTGAAGGTGCCCTTGAAGAGGGCGTTGTGTATGTAGTTGCACACGAGCCGGGTCTGCTCCCAGCTCTCCCTGTCCCGGAGATACGCCTTGTCTATGAGCGGCTGCATCTCGTAGACCTGCATCTCGTCAAGGACATATCCAGGACTGAGGCCGAGCTCGCAGACAAGCACCTGATAGGCCTCAGTCCAGCTTAGTTTTTTCCGGAATCCTCCGTCTTCTTGTCGCCGAGGAGGCTGCGCTCCGCGTCGATGGCCGACTGCATGAACTCCGTGTACTGCACGAACAGCCCGGGCTCCTCGTCAAGGCAGTCAAGGAAGCGGTCGTAGCCGGGCACGCCGTCGCCGGAACCGGCAATCAGCATGCTGTAGAAGTATACGGTCTGGTCGGTGATGGTGTTCAGGTTCCACATCTTCCCCGTGATGGACTCGAAGATGATTCGGGCGCGGATGCAGTGCTTCAGGGTGTATTCCTTTCCGTCTATCTTGATGGTCTTTTTCATACTTTCGTGGCTTTAGGTTACCGGCACCCCGTGGGGATGCCGGTATGGTTTCCGGGCTTACGCGCCCGTCTTCTTGATGTGCTTCACATCCCCTGTGATGGTGAAGTCGGCCGTGAAGGTCGCCGTCTCGCCGTTCGGGGCGTTCGTGTCGAGCGAGGTCAGGAAGCACTTTCCGGAGAGGTAGTCGTCTATGGCGGCGCTCTCCTCCCACCCGTTCGCGGGAGCCACGCCGTCCTCGGTGGGCGTCGCGTCCTGATAGGTGAAGTCGATGGGCGTCTTCGCCTTCATCAGGTCGAAGAGGTCGAAGTACCCGAGACCCTTCACGGAGTCCCCGACCGTGAACATGTTCTCGGTGTGCAGGGTTCCGGAAATCGTCGTTACCTCGATGTCCGTCATCCCGTCCGCCGTATCCTTGTTCGTAACCTCCGTGGTGTTCGCGCTGAACGAATTCGTACAGGTGGTAGCTGCTGCGATGCTCTTACCATTGATAAAAAGCATCAGGTTCTTTCCTTTCTTGTAACTCATTTTTTATCTTATTTTTAAATTAAAAACCAAGGCCTGTGCATAGGTGCCGTTGATGTAGTCCTCCGTCTTCGAGTCGAACTCGATGGAGTCGATGTCGATGCCCTCGACGCTCGCGCCGTCGGGCTTCGCCAGCGCACGGAGAACATCCGTGGCGAGGGTGATTCCGCCCGCATACTTGTCCGTGCACACCACCACGCCCATCTGGGCGCGCTGGCTGTAGAAGTACGAGTCCTTGTCGCTGGCGGAGGTTAGGGACATGCAGGTGTATGTGATGTACGGGAATTCCGTGTTCTCCGGGGCTATGATGGGGTATATGCGCCCGTTCACGGCCTCGCTGACCGCCGTGCTGTCTGCAAGCAGCCGGCGGACGGCCTTCCCGATGTCTATGTTCTGTACTCTCATTGTCCAAGCTTTTTACCGAACTGCTCGAAGATGGCGTTACGCAGCATGTCGAAGACGACGGGCTCTACCTCCGCCTTGGCGGCCTGCATGAAGAACAGGCCGGAGATGCGGCCGCGGTACAGGCCTTCCTTGGTCTTGCGCTCCTTGCTCCCGGCGTTGAAGATATACAGCCATATGTGCGAGTCGAGGTAGGTCGTGAAGCCCACGCCGTAGGAAAACGGTTTCGACTTCACGCCGCGGACGGCGAGACGCGTGAGGCTCCCGTTGTACGGGTCCCGGTCAGCGACATTGCGCCGCACGGCGTTCTCGACGAAGGTCATCGCGCCGCGCATGGCGGGGGCTATGTCGGCCTTGATGTCGAGGTATCCTATCTGCCGGAGCGTGGGCGAGATGGTGTCCTTAATCTCGACCTTCACTGCATGGTTGTTGACGGTAATCCTGTTCTCCTGTGCCATTATTCGTTCACTCTTCTGACATTGATTGCAAGCTCGTTCCGCCGCGGGTTCCCCGCGATGGATGTGATGGCGTACAGATGACCGTCCCACCGCAGCAGGAAGGTCTCGTCTATCCTCGGCCTCATGAAGTAGTAGCAATAGAATGTCGCCTCGTAGGTCTGCACGATTTCATGCCGTTCCTCGCTCTTCGCGCCGCGCAGGGCGTCGACCTTCATGCGCAGGCGCATGACCTCTTCGTAGTCATGCTCCTCCTCGCCGAACTCGTTCCGCGTGCTGACGGCACGCAGCAGGACGACCTCCTCACGCAATTCTCCGCTGTTCATACTGACCAGGGCTTGTATTGGTATATCAGCCTCCGGAAGGCCTTGGTCTCCTGTGTGTTCGCGTAGACCTCGCTCTCCCTGTTGTTGTAAAGCGTGCCGACGAGCAGCAGGAGCCCCTCCTTCACCTGAGGCTTCTCCAGTATCTCCTCCCTCCTCGCGACCGTGGCGGCATCCGTACCGTCCAGCTCAAGGAGGGTGGCGGCGTATGCCTCCGCCACCGCTCCGAGGTGGACCAGGTACTCGTCATCCTCCGCGTAGTCCGCTGGGATGTTGAGATGCTTCTTCAGTATCGAGAGGTTCAGAGTCATTTCAGGATGATTTTCTCGAAAGGTACGATGCCGTCGCCCTTCTTGTCGTAGCCGCGGCGTACGAAGTAGTCGAAGTAGGCGTTGACGATGAGGCGTACTGTGCCGTTCAAAGCCTGAGTGTACGGGTCGACGGTAACCTCTATGCCGCCCCACTGGCCGATGGTCAGCTCGGAAAAGTCGCCGAGGATGAGACCTTTCGATGCGACATTGTTGCTGCCGTAGACGGGTCTGCCGTCGATGAGGCCGCCCTCGTAGAGGTATACGGGTTGTCCGGCCACCTTCTCGGTTTTCTTCAGGATGCCGAGGGCGTCATAGGCACCGACCCAATTCAGGCTCCTGAAGTTGTTCTTGTAGAGCACGGTCTCTGCGTCCACGAGCAGCCCGTAGGTAGGTGCTGCCGTCTGTGCCACCACGCCGTTGAGCAGACCGGCGGGCTTGTTGTCCGCAGCGTCGTCCGCGCTGAACATGGTACCCTCGAGGGTCTGCCGTACGGCCTCCACGAGGGAGCTCTGGATGTACGCCTCTATGCTGTCGTTGCTCTGGATGAGCAGCTGGCGACTGAGGTCTACATACCCCGTGATGCGTTTCGGCGACAGGGTCTTCTTCTTGAACTTGCCCGAGCCGTCGGCAGCAGCCTCCACCTCGCCTGCCCATCCGGCGGTGGTGCCGGTGTAGAACGGGATGTCGATGTTGCCCTGAAGGCCGGCGAGGAATGTAGCACCCGCACGGGCTGCGATGAGCTCGTTCTCCAGCGGAGTTACGAGGTCGAGAAGGTCGGTTGCAACATCCTCGATGCCCTGCTCCGCGAGCGTGGCCTGAAGGGCGGCGCGCTTCTCCATGGGAATGAACAGCGAGCGACCCTCGCCGGTGCGTACGGAAGACCGTGCGCCGACCTTGGAGACCTCTGCCTCCGGGGCTTCGAACTCACGGTTCTCGACGAGCGAGCGGATGGCCTGCACATAAGAGAACTTGCGGGAGGTCTTCTTCTGAGGCTTCTGCTTCGAGAGGAAGTCCTCGAGCTGGTCTATCCTGTCGGTCCACATGCGGACCTCTTCCTTCAGGCTCTCGAACTCGGCGGTCTCGTCGGCGTTCAGGGCCCTGCTTTCCTTCTTCGCGCCATTAAGCAGCTCCTCCATCTTCTTCTGGGCGGCTGCGCGCTTTTCTTTCATTTCAAGTGTAGTCATTTTTTTTCGTGATTGATTAGTAAATATTTTTTTTCAAATTCTCGTAGTATGCCTCGTCAGGGGCGGCGGGCGGGTTCACCGCCTTCAGACCTTCCAGCTTGTTCACCTCCACCGAGGTGGCGTCGTATGCCGGTGTTACCACCAGCGATACATCATACAGCTGCTCCACTTGGTCGATGGTGCGGACATAGCGGTCGTCGTCGGTATGTTCCCAGGTATCCTTGGACACCGTAAACGCAAAGGACATCCCGCGGATGTCGCCGCGGCGCACGGATTCCAGCATGTCGTCGCCGAGACGGGTGTGCGGGGCGTCGAACTCACAGCGCAGGCCTTTGTCGTCGACGGTGAGCCGCAGCGTCCCGTCGCCGTTCACCGACCGTGCCAGCACGCCCGGTTCCTCGCTGTGGTTGTACAGCGCGACCACATCCGACCGCTCTATCACGCCGTCGAAACAGCCGCTCGCAAGCCGCTCGGTAAATCCCATGTCTACGGAGTCGCTGTCGAAGACGGCGGCATATCCGGTGATGGTACGGCTCTCCTCGGAGCCCTCGGCGGCGCGTACCTCAAGGGGGACGCCGCAGTATCTCTTCTCTATCTTCGTAGTTTCCATATGCCTTTTCTTATAATACACGGTCGTCTATATTAGGAAACCGCATATATTTCCCATAAATCGCTTGAAATAAAAGATTTACGATAAAATTTTTATCCTTATTTAGACAGAATCTAAATAATTTTACTATATTTGCAGTAGGATACGAAAAATACGCGGATATGAAGAAGACCTATCAGACCATGCTCGACCCGCACGAGGCGCGGCTCGTGGAAGAGATTAGCCGGAAGACGGGGTGCTCGGCCTCCGCCGTCATCAGGTATGCCGCCAAGGACTTGTGCGACCGGTATGACAAGACGAGGAGATGAGCGATGCGCCGAACTGATGACGCAGCACTACAGGGAGCTCGCCTATCTGGCGGACATGGACGCGGACATCTTTCAGGACACCTACCTGTGGATGGCCGCCCATCCCAGTCATACCCGCGACTTCGTGCGGGAGTTCCGCATGCGCTTCCACTTCCTCAGGAGGAGTGCCGCGCACGGTGCCTTCTGCACCGGCACGCCGGACATCCCAGACGACCAAGAGCCGTACGCAGAAGAGTGTTCAGGAGAGATGGAAGAGGATTTCATAAAAAAAATAAAGGATGCCGTATATCAGGAGACACACGCCAAGAGAAGGGCGAAGAGAAAGGGAGCTCGCCGACATTAAGCGGCGGAAGAGACGGAAGGTGTACGCCTCGGCGCGGTGGAGGCGGATGAGCGCGGCCTACCTGCTGCGCCATCCCCTGTGCGAGCAGTGCATGCAGCGGGGGCTTACCGTCCCCGCCGTCGATGTGCACCACAGGGTGTCCTTCACCGCTTTCGACGGCATGCAGATGCTCGCCGTCGCCTATAATCCGGATAACCTCGTGGCGCTCTGTAAGGAGTGCCACACGAAAATACATTTACATGCAAAAGAAAAAGACGCTGTTTGATATGCCACGCGGCCTCAGCGAGCCGGTCATAGCATACATGACGGATGTGGTGGGCTATCTCGAAGCCAACGGAAAGTACTCAAGAATCGACGATGCCAGCCTGCACATGCTGGCACGGCAGCTCGATGTGTTCTATTGTGCGGCCGCCGCCGTCAATGTCGAGGGGCTGATGGTATACGACGACAAGCAGAAGCTCATCGCCAATCCGAAGATATTCATCATGAACCAGGCGGAGACGATGTGCGTGAAGGTGATGAAGGAATACGGCCTGATGGCTAAGGCGCGCAAGGAGCTCGGCGGCATGGCGGCGAGCATGAAGAAGTCGCCCCTCGAGCAGTTCATGGACAAGTAATGGCGAAGGCGCGTCCGTACATAGCATACGCAAGGGATGTCGTCTCGGGGAAACAGCCCGCCGGGACGCTCATCAAGCTGGCGTGCCGGCGGTTCCTCGACGACATGAAGCGGAAAGACCTCGTCTTCAGGCGGAGCGAGGTGGACAGGTGCATCGCCTTCATCGGCCTGCTCAGGCACACCACGGGCAAGTTCTCGGGGAAGCCGTTCGTCATGCAGCCGTGGCAGCAGTGGGTCGTGGCGAACATCGTTGGGCTGTATAAAAAATCCACGGGGACGCGGAAGTACACGCAGTCGTATATCGAGATGTGCAGGAAACAGGGGAAGACCGCCATGCTCGCCGCCCTGTCGCTGTACTTTCTCATCGCCGACGGCGAGGATGCCGCGGAGGTAGACCTCGCCGCAAATTCAAAAGAACAGGCGAAGATAGCCTTTCGCCACTCCAAGATGTTCTGCAAGAGCATAGACCCGGAGAAGAAGATGCTGCTCCCCTACCGCGACACCATCCGCTTCGACTCCACCGACAGCATCATGAATGTCTTCGCCTCAGACGACTCCACCCTCGACGGATACAACGCCTCGTTCGGCGTCATCGACGAATACCACTCCGCGCCGGACTCCTCGGTGCGCGATGTCATCAAGTCGTCCATGGGCATGCGCACGAACCCGCACCTGTGCACCATCACCACGGCGGGATTCGACAAGTCGCTGCCGTGCTACGAGCTGCGGACATACGGCGTGGAGGTGCTCAACAGACTGAAGAATGACGACGACTTCTTCGTCGCCATCTACGAGATGGACGAGGACGACGACTGGCGCGACGAGGCGAACTGGATAAAGTGCGCGCCCAACCTCGATGTTACCGTTACCAGGGAGTGGCTGCGCGCCGAGGTCAACACCGCCGTGAACTCGCCGCGCGAGGAGGTCAATGTCAAGACCAAGAACCTGAACATCTGGTGCGACACCGCGAAGGTCTGGATACCTGAGTCGAAGATTATAAAGTGCTCCCGTCCCATAGACTGGACGGAATTCAATCCGGACGAAGACCTGTGCTATGTCGGCGTAGACCTCTCCGCCGTCAGCGACCTCACCGCCGTCGCATACCTCATCATCCACGACGGGAAGTACTATGTGTATGTCGACTACTACTGTCCGCAGGAAGCCCTCGAGACCAAGACCGACAAGGACAAGTACCGGCTGTGGCACCAGCTCCACGAGCTGCATGTTACACCCGGCAATGTTACCGACTACGACTACATCACGCAGGACATCATCCGCCACAATCAGTTCGTAACGATCGTGAAGATAGGCTATGACAAGTGGAACGCCACCCAGTGGGCGATAGACTGCACGAACCTCGGCATGCCGCTCGAGGAGTATCCCCAGACCCTCGGCAACTTCAACAGGCCGACGCGGGAGCTCGAGAGGCTGATGCTGAAGGGCGACATCATCCTCGACGACAACGAAATCAACCGCTTCTGCTTCCGCAATGTGGAGCTCAAGAGCGACTGGAACGGCAATGTCAAGCCGATAAAGGATGTCAACAAGAAGAAGATTGACGGTGTCATCGCCATTATCGAGGCACTCGGCTGCATGCTCCTCAACCCGCGCCATGTCGGGCCGCTGCTGACGACATGACGGGTGCGCCCCATGGCAGCGATGTACATCCGCACTCACAGGTATTTCTTTTTTCGAGACAAAGAGGCTACGGTCAGCCTCTTACCCTATAATTTTCCTTTTGGGACAATTTGGGGACACCAAAAAAACCTATTTTCCATTTGTAAAATATTTTTAACCATGGAAAACTACCATCTTACCACCCCCCCCCTATATATATATATACTATACTTATCGCCCCCCTCTATCTATCTATAAATAGATAGAGGGGGGCAGCTTAATATATATATAGGGGGGTAGATATGGTAAGGGCGACGGTGTAAAGAAAACAGAAAATCATAATATAGCGAATCGTGTATTATAGAAAAAGACCATGCCGAATATTTTCAAGAGGCTATTCAGCCGCAAGTCAGAGAACAGGAGCAGCGACGGCACCACCACGGTGTCCTTCACGAACGGAATGCTGGGGGCGTTCACCGAGAACAGGAGCCTCCAGCTGTCAACGGTATACAGGTGCGTGGACTGCATCAGCGATGCGGTGGCACAGCTGCCTATAGAGATTATGAGGGTAAACAGTAACGGATACAAGCGTAACGCCTACGACCACCCGGCCTACTACCTCATCGCCAAGGAGCCGAACCGCCGCATGTCCCGGTACATGATGATGAAGGCTGCCGTGTCGGCGATGATACTCAAGGGCAACGCGTATATCTATATCAGCAGGGACGATGCGGGCAACGCTATAGGTCTCGAGTTCCTGAAGCCCGGGACGGTTACCGTCATCGACGACGAGCACGGGCACATCATGGCGTACGGCCATCCCGCCTACGGGTGGATAGAGCCCGACAACATGATTCACCTGATCAACTTCAGCACCGACGGCGAGCATGGCATGAGCACCATCAGCTATGCCGCGCAGGCCATAGAGCTTGCAGTCGATTCCGAGAACCATGCGAAGGGGTTCTTCAAGGGCGGTGCGAACCTCTCCGGCGTCGTTACCGTGAACAGCGTGCTGACGCAGAAGCAGAAGAAGGACTTCCTCGCCTCGTGGTATCAGAACTTCGACCCGAACACCGGACACCCGAACGGCGTCGCCATCATGGAGGCGGACATGGACTTCAAGCCCATCACCGTGAACCCCGCCGACGCGCAGCTCCTCGAGACGCGCAAGTACAATGTAGAAGACATCTGCCGCTTCTTCGGCGTGTCGCCCGTGAAGGCCTACGACCTCAGCAAGTCGAGCTATTCCACCATCGAGGCCACGCAGCTGGCGTTTCTCACCGACACCCTGCAGCCCCTTCTCGAGAAGATAGAGCTCGAGTTCGAGCGCAAGGTCTTCGTCCCTTCCGAACGGTTCCTCTATGATGTGCGCTTCGATACCTCGTCCCTCATCAGGACGGACAAGAACGCCCTCGCGGAATATTACACGAAGCTCTTCCAGCTCGGCGTGTTCACCACGAACGACATACGCCGCCAGCTCGACCTCGAGCCAGTCGAGGCCGGTAATCAGGCATTCATCCAGTCCAACCTCGTGCCCATAGACCGGCCGCTCGGAGCCACGCAGGCGCAGCAGCAGCCGGGCAACACCGTGAACGGCAGCAACAACCAGGACGAGGACGACATCTCCAGTCAGGGCGGGCAGGGATAGCCGTGTCCGTTAACAAAATCCACCCCCAAAATAGCCCCGTGCGCGAAAGCAACAGTTCCACGCGGTTTCGGGCGTGCCGCCCGCAGAATCCTGGGCCTATGGGGTCTGTCCCCTCACGCCGTTGAGATAGTCTATCACCTTCCTGTTGGCCTCGTCGATTTTTTTGTTGTCGAAGTCGATATAGATGTCCGCGGTCATGCTGTCCGCGTGTCCGAGAGCCTTTGCTATGGTATCCCGCGGTATGTCCAGCTTTGCCGCCGTCGTCGCCCATGTATGCCGTGCCCAGTATGTCGTGAGCTCCGGGAACAGCGGCGACCTTTCCACCTTCCTCATCTTCCCGCACTTGTCCTTGATTATCCGTGCCGGTCCGATTTTCTTCAGGGCTTCGTCCATCTGGTGCATGTATGTGCGGTACTGTCTTCCGTCGTCGAGGCATGCCAGCAGCCAGTGCCGTCCCTTGTATCTGTCTATTATCTCCTTTGCTTCCGGCTGTACGGCGATGTCATAGAGGCGTCCCGTCTTCTGTCGGTGGTATACGCAGCGTCCGTCCGTCAGTCCCCTGAGCTGTAGCAGGTCTGCCCCGTTGATGCCGATGAGGTACACCATCAGCACGAAGATGTCGCGGTACTGTACCTGCCACGGCTCGCACGGGTAGTCGCGCAGCGTGGCAAACTGTTCCGGCGTAAGTGCCCTCTTCCGTGTTGTCTCCGTCTTTATGCGATAGTGTCGGAACGGGTACCGTGTCGTCAGTTCCTTGTCTATCGCCCAGTTGAATACCGCCCGTATGTTCCGCAGCACTATTGATATGCCGTTCGTGTGCATGCCTGTCGTCCGGCAGTACTGTTCTAGCCGTGCGAGCCAGTCGGCATCCACGCTATTGAATGTCGCCGTCGCGTCGAACCTCCCTACCTTCCGTGCCGTCTGCTTGTACAGGTCTCGCGTACCTGGTGCCGTGCGTGTATTCCCGAACTCCTGTATATAGTCCGTTAGCCTCTTCGTGCGCGGCCTTCCGTGTATCTCGGCGAGGATGTATTCCTTCATCATGTGCGGTGGCAGGTCAGGGTTCCGCAGTCCTATCTCCTCAATCTTCAGCCATATCGCCATCAGGCGTGATGTCTTCGCCTGACTGTTCGGTATGCTATTCGGGAAGGCGGTACCGCTGAACTTCGTCGGCGACGACAGTCCCGTATTGACATAGAACCGCTTGCCGTTGTGGTTGACGGATATGTATACGCCGTATTCTCCGTGTCCGTTCTTTCTCGAGCCGTCCACATATACTTGCATTTTCAT